CTATTGGCCAGGTCGAGGATCAGGCCGCTCGGATCGCTTGAGACGGTGTTCAGGTCGCGTGTCGTCCACGTCGTTGCCACGCCATTGCCGCCCGGTGTGCCCGAGGCCTTGCGGTCCTCAATGAGCGCGATCTTCTGCGTCAGGCTGTCGACGTCCTTACGCAGCTTGTTGATCAGGATCGTGCTGGTCTGTGAATCGTAGCTCATTGCTTGGACTTCTTTCGGATGATGCGTTGCGCCTCGTCAAGGCTGGCCGCGATGCCGATCAGGCTGCCGGCGGGGCCGTAGAGGCGGAGACTGCCCTTGGCCTTGCCCGGGAGTGCCCGGTAGCCACCGGGGAAGGAGTAGGCCCCGGGCATGGCGGAGTCGGGGGAGGGCATCATATCAGCCGGCATATTCCGCACGCTGATTGCCGCGGCGATCTTCTTGGAGGGCACCGCCCACAGGTTCTCCGGATCGAACCGCTCAATCTCGGAAGCCTTCTTCAGCCGGATGGGATCCTCCATGCCGTCGTAGAGCGCACCATAGAGCCTGTAGCCCTTTTCAAACAGGTCCATGGCCTCGCGGTGGTCCTTGACGCCGCGGCCAGTAGCCATGTCGCCGGCAGGCATATAGCGCTGTCCCTCAACAAAAGCCCCCTCGTCCGGTGCTATGCCCTCGTTCCAAGTCCACTCCGGCATGAGCCCGGTCTTCTGATCGGCGAATACGGTGTCCTCTGTTTTGGCTGTGCGATTGCGCTCGCCATGCGGGCCGTAATTCAGCCAACTGTTTTGCCCCCGAGTCTCGGTGGTAATAGCGCCACGAGCAGGCCCCGTAAAGAGCCGGATGTGCGCCTGCCAGGCATTCTCCTCGCCATCAGCTCGGAAGCCAGATCCCTCCATGCCATGACCGAAAGCGTCGTGCACGGCGCGGAATAGGTCGTTGGCATAAACGGTTCGCAATTCACCGTTGGGCCCACCGAACGGCCAACGCAAACCAGTATCGGCAAGCATTGGGTTTGATTCTGGATTGAAGTCCTCCTTGGTTCCAAACCCAGAGTCTGTTGGGAAAACCCCCATCGACTTGTTTGCGCGGAGGTCGCGCATGGCGTTGAACGGAGATGATGCGTACTGCTGCCCCGCATCCGAGTTGATATCAATGAACCAAAACTTGTATCCCGCTGAATCAAGCGCTTGATACTGATCCGTGGTTTGGCGGATCAAGTCCTGGTAGGCTTCGCGCACCGCAGGATCTTGCGGTGCATGAGGCATCTCCTCGTAGGCCTGAGCAATTCTGCGAGCGCGATCCTCGTCTACCTTAACGTACTCCGATTGGCGACGGAGACCGATTCCTTTGTCCCTGGCGTACCGCTCTGCGATGCCAACCAGGCTCTGGTCTGGTCCACTAGCGCCTTTGACCTGTGGAGCGCCTGCAAGCGGCGCAAGGTTCCCAGACGTATACCGTCCTTCTCCTCGGTCTCCACGTCCTCCTCGTTGTTCTGGGGCTTGTTCATAAAGTTTTTCTCCTCCGGCAGGCATGAAATACGCTAGACGGGACGGTGAGTCAATTTGCTTTCGTTTCCATTTCTCGCCTGCCTCCGGCGTGCTTCCGTACCCGGCAACCTTGTTTGCTTTCTGCGCTTCGCCCAATTGACGGTCGTTTAGGGCAGGCAATTTTTCGAGCCCAGGGAACATGACCTCATGCGGCTCAACACGTCCCCGAATGCGATCCCAAAGAGTCCACTGGGCAGGGAATACAGCAACGCCAAGCTCGTTTGCCCGGCGCTCGTTGATCTCAAGTGCTGAGCGGTAGGAATCCGACATTACCTGGAAGTCGTTTGGAGTCTCAACCCACTCCACCGACTTAATGTTCGCCGGAGCATTCGGGTTGATGCCGCCTTTCTTGGCGAGCAGTGTTGCCTTGCGGCTGCCCATGGCAGCAAACACGGCCTCGTTGACGAACTTCTGAACGCGATCCGAACCGTAGATTTGAGCCTGAGCTAGAACATCGTCGATGGTCTTTGCCCTGGTTGCTGTGGGGTCCGGCAAGGAATCCAATGTCGAAGCCATTTCGGCTTTGATCTTGTCAATTTTCTTCTGGTTTTTGGCCTTTAACGTCTTGAGCGTTTTCGGGTCGTCCTTGTTGATCTCCTCAATGCGCTTCCCTTTTTCCTCGGCATTTTTGAGCCGGCGATTGAAGGCCGATGTGGCTTCCTTTGACGTCTTCAGCATCGAATTGAAGCGGTCCACAACGATGCCATCGAAGCGTTTGCGGAGCTCTGGATTTCCAAGCAACTCCTGGCCAAAGATGCGAGCCATGTGGCGGTCCATGGCCGATATGGATGCCTTGAGCGGATCTTGCCAAACCGACCCAAATGATCCCGTCTTTGTTCCGAACCCTTTGACTTGGGTGGTGAGTTTATCCACAAAGTCGGCCCAGGATTCGTTCGCTCGTTTTACAAAGAAGTCAGGGTTCTTTGTGAACAATCGAGCGGCATTTACGATGTTTGATATGTCCGCGGTGATTGCAATGCCAAGGCCACCCTTGCCAGCGGAGATGAACCCTAGCTCTTTTTTGAGTCGTTGATTCAGCTCCTTCAGGTTTTCTTTAGTAGGATTCTCTGGGTATAGACTGGCAAATTTGCGCACATCTTCCATCGAACCAAACCGCAACCGTGCCTGCCCCATTTCATTGGGCAGCAACGGAGCATTCGGGGAGAGCATCCCGAAGACAATGGAGTTGAAGCTGGAGACCTTGTCCCCAGGTGTCGGAGCCATCGTCGACGCCAGCTTGGCTGTCAGCTTGGCGTGCGTTGTCTCTGGCAGGTTTGCTACGTCGACCGGATTGGCTTTGAGCCAGAGGAGATCGTAGTACGTGAACTTGCCCTCAAGGCCGCCGGGTATTCTCGCAGGATCTCCAGCCACGTCCGAGGGGATGTTTGTGATTTCTGAAAGAGGTCCAAGGTTTTCGACGCCGAATGCTTTGCCGTATTCCTCAAACTCCTTTGGAGTCCAGTCTTTCGGTTCTTTGCCTTTGAAGTAGATGTTTCCATTTTGATCCCTTGAAACTCCTGGAGCTTCAAAAGATGCACGCCGGGGAAGACCTTCCGCAACTTGTTTTCTGGCCGCTTCCTCTTCAGCCGGCATGAACCTCACATCCCCCGCTTGTCGAACCGTCCCGAGTTCTTGCCGGCCTTCTTCTCGGCCTTGCGTGCGACCGAGAGCGCTATCGCCACGGCCTGCTTCTGCGGTTTGCCCGACTTCATTTCGCGGGACACGTTGCTGCTGATCGACTTCTGGCTGTAGCCTTGCTTGAGTGGCATCTGCTTTCCTTTCTGCTTGGGTTTGGGTGTCGTAGATTCCGATGAGCTTCCCATCGGGGCTGTAGAGCTTGTGCTTGGCACCGCTGATGATGCGGTAGCCCTCGTCGGAGTTGATGACCGACTTGTCGCCGATGGTCTCGGCAGGCATCCAGCGCTGCTTCGAGAGCTGGTAGGCATCCTCCGAGAAGCGTGCGCGGAAACCGGATGGAGCTATTGAACCAATACGGTCCAAGCGGAAGTCGCGGACAAACTTTTCACTCTGGTTAATGAAGTCCCCAAGGTACTTGGCCTTCTCCAAACCAAAGATCTCGGCAGACCTACGGGCACCTTCCTTCTGGTCGAGGTTGGTAAAGTACTTCGCTAGGTCGCCCATGAACCCGTCGACGTTGTCCCACAGGCCGTTGCCTACACTACCGTTGGAGGCTGTGTCCTTCAGGATGGCATCCCGGACATAGCTGATGTCGATGGCCTTGATCAGCGGATGATCCGCTTTCGAGAAGTAGAACGCATACGGCAGCACGTCACGGTCAGTGAGGCGGATGCCGCTGCTGTACCTGTTGACCTTTTTACCAGTCAGCCGGTTGATGATCTTCTTGAGCGCTGCGCTGTAGGTGATGTTGAGGCTGTTGCCAGCGTCCATTGCAGCGTTCGCGGCACGGATCTTGTCCTTCATCCGGCTGCTGACTGCCTGGGACTGCTCAATGGCAGACAACTGCTCCGGGCTCAAGCGACCCTGAGCAACACCATCGACCATGCGGGCTGTGCCCGGTGTGTTCTCAATGATGGCTCGAAGGCTTTCACGGTCCTTGTCCTCTCGGGCCACTACCTCTTCGCTGGACATTGACCGGATCGTGCCGTCGGGCATCTGTTCAGCTAAACCAAGTTCGACCAATTGCTTAGCCGCCAGCGGGTTGGAAACATCCTCAGGCTTGAGGACTACCTTGGTCTGTTCACCTTGGATTTTAATCTTCTCATCCAGCTTGCGCCGAGCACGCAACAGGTCGCGCAGCATGGCGTTAACCTGGGGCGAGGCCTGCTTTAGATCCGGGAATAGGACAGAATCGGTGGGCTTGACTCCGAACGTGCGCTCAATGGTCGCCGCGGCATCGGCCAAGGCCCGGCTGGCGTTCTGGGTCAGAGCCAGGTCGAGAAGTTGCCTGGTAAGCCCCGTGAATCCCTTCAGTAGTGCGTCAGGCTTCTGACCGGCCAGGAGCCCGGCGAAGTGCTCTGCTGCGAGCTCTGAGGCCACGTAGTCGGCCTTTTTATTGACGGTGTCGTACTTAGCCAGCTCGTCTGCCATTGAGGCATTACCAGCACCCAGCTTGTCTCGGTACTCGTTGAACTTGGCTTCGATCTCGGCGTCATTGAAAGCGCCCTCGGCCAGCTTGCGGATGGTGTCGCCTTCCTGAATCCATCGACCCACCAGAGCGTTCTTGATCTCGGTGGCGCCGGCCTCGAGCTGAGTGCTCTTCTCAAGAGCGTGGAATAGCTCATGGCCGAGCGTGTAGAGCGGGCCGTCGCCGGTTCCTTTGCCGATGATGTCGGCGTTGATAACCACCGCAGGCCGGCCACCTTTGTTCTCAACCTGCACGCCCCGGGCGTTGATTTTGTAGCGCTTGGCGAAGTCTTCGCTGGAAAGATACTCCACCTCGACGTCTCCGAACTTGCCTCGGACAAGGCCCTGCAAGTCCATCAGACTGGATGCCGCATCCACACCGTGCTTATCACGCAACTGTTGAAACAGCGCCTTGGTCGTCGGGTCCTGCTGGGCGTCGATGAAGCGCCCGAGGTCGCCGGCACGGGCTTCCTTTGCGGCCTTGCCTGTCAGCCGCTGGTACATCCGACCACCGAGAGCACCTGTAGCACCCTGAACACCGCCAGAACCAAAGCCTGCAGCAGCACCTTCTTGACCACCTGACAAATATCCGAGGCCTGTACCAATGGCCGCACCTTCAATTCCTCCGGCAAGCCCCCTCAGTGAGGCATCCAAGGCAGCGTCCCCACCGTACTGCCCGACCACGCCGAGCATACGCTGGCGCAGGTTGGCACCCGGGGCAGCCCCGATAGCCTCCAGAGGCCCGATGCGCGAAGGCTGGGTCATCAGGTTCTCGCCGGCACGGGTCAGTGCCTCGCCCAGCTCCCGAGCAGTACGAATGCCAGCAGGAATGGCAGCGAAGGCAGCGGCCTCCGGGGCAACACCGAGGGCGCCTGCGATACCGGCAGTGGCCGCAGTATTACGAAGCGCTTCTGGCGCCATTCCGATAGCTTCCGCTGTCATGCGCTCGGCGGCACCTGCAACGCGCTCTAGGGGCCTTGCAGCGCCGGTAATGGCCCGTCCTGCGAGTTGGGTTCCTTTGCCGACCGCACGGGTGGCGAGTTTGCCTGCGCCTAGGACCTCTCCAATGCCCGGCAAAAACATTGTCGGGTCGAGGATCATGGACACGCCCTGAACATACTCCGGGTTGGTGTACTCGGGAGGTAGAGCAACACCTTCCTCGCCACGCTCCAGACGGGCAGTCTTTTCAGCAAAGTCGCGGGCCTCAAGGAACTGGTTGTAGCGGGACTCCTGAGTGCCAGTGCCTGCGACGAGGTCCTTGAACTTGAATATTGGAGAAGATGGGTCCTGTGATTGAGCGGCAAGACCGTAAAGTTGGCGTCCACCCTGAACAAACCCTTCAAGGTAGTTGTAAGGATTTACAGCCGCACCTTGAGCACCCGCCGATACTGCGCTGCTTATGGTCTCAACAAACGCATCTGCAGCCCGTGCAGCGTTGTTAATAAAATCGCTCTGCTTGGTCTTAGAATACTCCTCGTACTTGGCATAATCGGATGCCGACGGTTTGAATGTCGGATCTTGCAAGGCCAACGAGATGTCCTCGCCGGTAATCGGAGCATCCAGCAGGCTCTCGACGCTGTCTGCTGGTTCTGGGCCGAACAACAAGTCGATGTCTGCTTTGGATAGGGTCATTTGAGGGATTCGATTTGCTGGATGGCCTGCTGCTTGGTGATGGCTCCTGAAGCCTGACGTGCTCGGATGGCTGCAACGCGGGGGTCAGAGAGTAGTGGTGAGCGTGCCTGACCACCGCTGCTGATTTGGTTCACGTAATCATCAGCGTTTTGACCAGCTTTTTTCATCGTATTGTTCATGGCGTCAATACGCATCAGTTCTTTTTGCTTCACCACTTTTTCGCTGTCTCCAGCAATTGGGAAATACTGCTTTTCAGCCGCTGGGTATTCATCCGGTGAAATAACAGCGCCAGAGCGATCTCTAAGGAAGTTTTCAATCCAAGCGTCACGCGCTGCCTCGTATGACTTGCGAGAATCGGTCTTCAACCGTTCAGGCATGAATCCGAATTCAGTCAAAGACCTTGGAGAGTATCCAGACTTGAAAACGCTATTGATCGTCTCGTTGTTCAATTTCATGCCGGCAGCAAATGCTGCTGATTTGCCTTGCGCTTCAGTCAACGGTTTGCCTTCGACCATCTTGGGAGCAGGAAGGATATCCACCTTGCCGTCCGCACGCACCACGGTGATGCCGCCGGGCAGAGTCTGGGTGTCGACCTGAATGGGCTTCTGCTGGCCTGAGATCATCGACATGATCTGAGGCACCATAGCAATGGTTTCAGGCTTCGCTCCCTGTTGAATCAAGAAGTCGGTCAGCTTACGAGACTGCTGCTCGTATGGAATCTTCTGTTCCGTTGTAATAGGTACTTGCTTCGTGGTTTCAAACGTGGTGAGCGCTTGATTTTCCACGGTGGTGGGCGTGGTTCTTTCAGGTTGAACCGGCGTGCCAAGTCTATTGGCAAACTCGGCACCAAGCACCGACTCCCATGTCTGCGGAATAGAAGGTGTAGGCTGAGTGCTAGGCAGTCCTTGGGGACGCATGAATTGAGGCTGCTGCATCGGCCTGAATGCAGGAATCTGCTCGCTGTAGAACTGTTCCGGCCTTATTGCCGGTGCTGACTGAGCAGGGACAGCAAACGGACCCTCGGGCTGGTATTGAACCGAGATTGGAACTTGAGTCTGCTCGGTTACTGTTTCGGTCTGTGGTTGACCTGAAAAGTACTTGATACCCTCCATTAAGACATTCTGCTGCTTGCGCTTGTCTAGGATGTCCTCCAACTGCAATGCGCCCAACTGCAACTGCTGGCGGGTCGCTTGGTCACGCACCTGATTCTGCTGATCCGTCCGGTACTGGTTCAGCACCATCACGGCGTCCCCGAGAGCCGCCTTCTTCTTGGCCAGGCTCATGTCCGGGAACTTCTCACCGAGAGCGGAGAACTTGTTGAGCATCTCCCGGTCGGCCTGCACCTGCTGGGTGTACCGCGGGATGTCCTGCTCGGTGACGCCCTGGGGGAGCGCCCCGGTCTCCATGTACTGCTGGATGGCCAGGTACTTAGGGTCGCTTGAGAGCTGCTGCTGCATGAGGCCGGAGACGGTCTCCCAGCTCTGTGTAGCAGCCTCGGTCTCGGCCTTCTTGGTGCGGTACTGCTCGATGGCCTTACCAAGACCTTGTCCCATGGCAGCGATACCCATGGCTAGGTTACGGCCCGGAGCGGTTGCGGCCTCCATGTAGCCAGGAGGCAGCGGGCCGGTGTCGCCGCGTCCGGTGTATGGTGTGGAATAGCCGTAAGTTGCCATAGATTAGCTGTGTTGAGAGTGATACGCGAACTCGCGCAGTTTCAAGCTGATAGCCCTCATGTGCTTGTAGCCACCGATAATCCAAGCCACTTGGATGATCATGTCGTTGCCGCAAAGCCGTAGGACATCTGATGTCTGACGCTTCCACTCCTCGTCTGACTTCTCCCAGGCAACCGAGTCGGCGTAGGTGCTGGTGATCTGCGCGATGACGGGCTGCAGCCGGAACCAGTTCTCAATGTAGAACGGGGTCGAGTAGAGGCTGTTGGCTTGCATCATCACGTCAAGGAAGGCCTCTGGTGTGAACGGTACGTCGCCGTCGACCAGGTCGTCGATGGCATGGCAGTAGGCATGGAAGGCTGTGATGAACACCACGGCGTTGTGGTTGCCGCCGGCTGCGTCGAAGTAGAGTTGTCCGAGCTTGTTCACGCCGGGTTGAAGTCTACTGCCGCGGAGGTTGGGTTGCCGCTCCACCGCTCCAGATTGGCGAACACCGAGAACGACAGCGCGATGGCACTGTGCTGCACGCCGGCTGGGACGGGCTTAGACCACCCACAGTGGTAGCTGGTGACGTGCTTTGATTTGCCTCCCATCATCCAACGCATGGTCCCGAGGATGTGGATGATCCGGGAGTCAAACTGGCTGTGGCAATGCGACGGGATCAACTCACCAGCGGGGCAAAACCAGACCTCAAGCTGCCATCGGAACAACCGAAAGAGCCTGATTCCTGTGCATCGCTGGAACTTGATGATCACAAAGAGGATGCAAGGCCTTTGAGGCCGGCACCGGCGGCAGACGCTGCTCCGGTGAGATTACTTCCGGCAGCCTTGATACCACCACCAATAGCCTCAAGCGCCTTGCCTTGCATCTCGTCGCGCTTCTCGAAGAGGCCCTGCTTAAACGACAAGGCATCGTCGATCATGGTGTCGTCCAGTCCGAGGGCCTTGAGGCGCTTGCGCTGGGCTTCCACATCTGCGGTGGTGTTCTGGAAGTTGGTCATCATGGGCGCACCGTACCCACTGCCAGGCATCATCGGCGGCTGGGGTGCGTAGCCCTGCATCATTCCACCGGGCTGCTGGTATCCGTAGTTCATAGGCTGGATGCGGCAGACATACCGGCACCGATCAGCGCGGTGGTGTTGGCGGCGGAAGCAGTACGGGCAGCAAGCTGGGCCTGCTGGTTGCCACCAATCAGGTTGGCAGCATACTGGCTCTCCGGGTTGAAGAGTTGGCCAGGATTGAATCCTTGAGCCTGACCAATGAAGCCCTGCGAGGCCCCAAAGGCCTGAGAAGGCCGACCTAGCACCTGTTGGAAGACGTCACCGTAGACGCCCTGGGAAGCCCCGAGGGCACCCATGGCCTGCTGCTGGCGCTGCTGTTGAAGGCCGGCACCGGCCATCTGGGATCGCACAGCCTCCTGCAGGGCACCGGACGGACCTTGGGCCAGGCCCCGTGCAGCCAGCCCGGAACGGGTCTGCTGTTCAACCATGCGCTGTTGCTCAGGGGTCAGACGGGAACCTGCGGCCAGGCCAGACTGGGCCTGCGCGGTCAACGTATCGGCCAAGGCAGCCTGTTCCGGCGAGGCCGCCTTGATCGCAGCACGGGCTTGCGGCCCAAGTCTCTCGATGTCGGCAATGTCACCGGCCCGGGAACGGGAGCGGGCGGCCGCCTCGACCTCTCCCATGGTGGGCGCGATCTGCTCCTTGTAGAGCTGCAGCAGCTCCGGCGTGGCAGACTTCAACAGGCCGAGCTGAAGAGCTTGGTACTGCGGAGCGTACTTGGCCTCGGCTGCGTATTTCTCGGGCGCTAGGTCAATCTGGGCGCGGAGAGTTTCCGCAGTCTCCTTGCCGTAGTCCCGTGGTGCTGGTGCCTCAACTGATGCCATATTTTTTGTCAGCCACCCGGTAGATCGGCATCGAGCCTTTCTTGAAGATGGTCAGTTTGCCGTTGCGATAGCCGATAGCCGGGAGGATTGCAGCCTCCGGTCGGTCATGGAAGAACTTAGCCGCCACCGCCATGGCGAATACCGCGCAATCCGCGGCGAATTGATGCCAGTACCAGTGGTCGCCATTGGGGTCGGAATGCTGCCACTCCCAGGCCTTAGGCTCTGGACCCGTCTGACGCCAGCCTACCAGCACACCGACCACATGGTCGTCCTGGGTGGCGATCTTGAGCGTGCCCTGCTCCGCGTGGAACATGACGTAGTCCTCGACGGCCTCACGGGTCCAGCCCTTGAAGCTGTCCGGGAGCTTGTGCAGCAGGTAGTCTGTGATCTGGGGGATCATTGAGAGCCAGAATTGTTTTTAACTGTCTGGAATGCGTTAGGCTCTGGCGTTTGTATTCCCGGCCCTGTAACCGTGTCAAAAGCCCTCAAACCGAAGTAATACACAGGCCCGACCGTAGCAGTTGGCAATGCTTGCAACAACGTAAACGGAGCGGTGTATGTGTAGAAAGCCGAGGTGTTTTGAATCGGATTTACGATATTTGCCGAAGAAGTCTTGATGTCTATTTTGACAGTTGTAGTGGCAGGAATTGGCCTACTGTAGATGTCGACTGCGGTGAATAAAGTTGTGCTGGGATTGATGATGTAGTTTCCATCCTGCGACTGCGTGTTTGGAGGCACCATCAGATAGCATTGCACGGTCCCTGATGGAACCGGCGCTCCTTCATTGAACCAGGCAGCGTGCATCAGGCGTTGAAGTTGGCGATTTGCTTGCCGTAGACGTTGGCCCCGATGCAGGTGAAGACAAACAGGTCGGCCTTGTTTGCTCCAGTCGTCAGCGTCGGTGTGCTTCCGGCCTGCCACTGCATCGTCTTGCCGCCAGAAGCCGAGAAGGTCGCAGTCAGCGTTCCTCCGGCAGTCTGTTTCACCTTTACCAGCACGGTCTTGCCCTCGTCGTTGGCTCCGAAGGTCAGCGTGACAGCCACGTTGCCGGTAGGCGTCAGATCCCAGGTTAGGCTTGTACCGACATTAACGGTCGGCGTGGTCGAGCTACTGGTCTGTGGTGCGGTTGAGAGCTTGGCCGAGGTGACCGAGTTGTCCTTCAGGCGGATCGTGGTGCCGCTGGTCTCAATCGTTGTCTCGTCGGGCACCAACGAAAGCAGGGTCTTGGTTTGAGCTGCCGTCAGGTCGACCGGGGTCGCGCTGCTGCCGGTGTTGTTGCCCTTGATGGTGTTGGCCGCCATCGTCGCCAGCTTGGCGTTGGTGACAGCGTTGTCGGCCAGTTTGGAGGTGATCACCGCCAGATTCTGAATGGCATCAGAATTCACTGAGTTGGCACCGATGGTCAGCGTGCCGCCGTCGATGGTGCCCGTGATGTTTACGGTGGGTGTGCCCAGGAGGTTGAGCGTCGAGGCCGACAGCGTGGTTGTCGGGCTGATCGTGGTGCCTGGGGTGACGTTTACGAAGAGTGGCATGGTGGTTTAGACGTCGTTCTTGCCGTAGAGTCGGAATGCAATGCCGATGACCTTGGCGCTGTAGATATCGAGGGAGCCCTGGTCGGTGGTGATCAGGGGCTGCACAGAGGCCGAGTGCTTGCGCAGGCGGGCCTTGTGGCTGAAGAACTGGTGCAAGCCGGCCTTCCAGCCGTTGTTTCCGCAGCGGAACTGGGTGGTCACCGAGTAGTCCTCGCGGTACGGGGCTAGGAAGTTGTCGGCAGTGTTGTTGGTGTTGTAGGTGCCGCTGCCGTAGGTGTAGTAGGCCGTGCGATCCTTGGTCTGGTCGGTGGCAACCGTATAGAACTCATTCACACCGTCGAACTGCGCAGTGATGGAATAGCGGGTGTTCCAGTTGCCCAGCTCGAACTGGATGTCGGTCCACTGCTTGTGGTCGACGTTGTCCTCCCCGGTGTAGCCGCGGAAACGAACCTCGGTGCTGATCTGGGTCAGCACGCCAGTGCGGTCGGCGTCCACAAGACCGAGCGTGTCGAACTGGTGGATTAATCCGCTCTCATCGGCCCAGCACAGCGTGTCGGTGCCTGCAACGATGACTCTGGACCAGTACTTCGGAACGAGCAACGAGCCCTCCCAGTAGCCTTCCCAGGCCTTGTTCAGGAAGTTGTAGACCAGCGTGCGTTGGTTGGTGCCGTCACCGCCCTCGACCGGCACGCTCAGGATGTATCGGTTGGAGAAGTAGGTCCCGCAGGCGTTGCTCCAGAAGGCCTGGTCGATGTCGTCGACGATGTTCTGGATCTGGTCGGACAATGGCACCACCACCGATTGACTGATACCAAACTCGGTCTGGCGCAGGCTGATTATGCCGCGTTGGGAGAGGAAGATGACGTCGGAGCCTGTGCCTGCGATGGAAGCCTGAGACACGCAGCCGAACTCCCGGGTGATCTCGGTCAGGCGGGTGGTCGACAGGTCGCCGTAGAGGTTCTCCACGGCCAGCACCGAGCGTTCCTTGAAGACCAATAGCGTGGTCATGTTGAACGGGTACAGGGCCACCACCCGGTCATTGCTGCCGGTGTTGAGCTTGAACTCGTTCAGGATAGGCGAGTAGTGCAGCGGGTCCAGCACGTCGGAGACGGCCAGGTAGTCGTTGCCGTAGAGCAGCAGCAGGCGGTTCTGGAAGTACAAGCCCTCGCGACCCGGGGGCACCGAGGAACCGGAAGCACTTGAGCGCTTGATACTGCCGGTGATGTTGGAAGTGGTAATGTCCACCAGGGTCGAAGGCATGGCCACCGTGGCGGTGGGCGTGTTTGAATATGCTCCGCCGTTGACGATAGCCACCGAGCTGACGATTCCATTGGTGACCGTCGTGGTCAGGCTGGCAGGCGTTGTGATGGTGCCAGTGGCGCTGACCGTGATCACCGGGGCCGAGAGGTAGCCGGAGCCCTGGTTGAGGATGACAACGTCGGTAATGGAGATATTGGGCGACGTGCCGGTGGTCGTGATTTGAATGATTGCTCGGTTGGCGTCGTTCAGCGAGTCGGTCTCCTCGGTCGTACCTGAGAACAGGCGCAGCGTGTTGTTGTCGACCGGATAGGTGTAGTAGATCTTGTTGGTGACGTTGGCCCCACCGTTTTCAATGTTGGACAGAGTTACCTGATCGCCCGGAATGAAGTTGTGGTTGAATACCGCAATGGTGTCCGCAGTAGCGTCGGAACTATTGATCGACAGCGTGGAGGGGATGCGGTTGAAACCGGCGTCGAGCGCAGACGGGTTGGTTGCCGTGCTCTGCATCAGGATCGGCATCCCGTCGTTCAGGTTGTTGACGATGTCCTGAGCCAGGTCATAGCCGGTCGTGTTACTGGCCAGCTCAATGTAGTAGCGGGCGTTGTTCTCCGGGTTTAGTGGCAACGAGTTGGTCTTGGCCCGAGCATCAGCAAGAGTCAGGTGCAGCGAGACCTCCTGATTGACCACATTGACGTAGAGCTGGAAGCCTTGACCAGACCCGGGTGACGCATTCCAGAGTGGAGCAGCATTGCCAACTTGGCCGACGTTCACGATGTCTCCGGTGGCCAGATCGGGCACCACGTTCAGTGTGATCTCGGTGGATGCCTCTTGGGAGAGAAGGAAACTGTTTTCACACAGGATTGCATCGTTGCCCTCGGTGTCGATGGAGTCGTAGACGATGCCGGTAACGCTGTCGAAGTAGTATCGGGCGTTGCCCGGGCGCAGCATGACCACGCCGTTGGTGGCCTGGATGAGGCGCACCGGCAGGTAGATGTCGTGCCCGTTCATGGACACTTCCACGGGCGACTGGTTGGGCCGGATGCACCAGACCTTGCCCTGGCCACCGTCAGAGGTCCGGGCCTCGTTGACTGCTACCAGAAGTGCATTGGCCCCGGTGTCCGGGTCGCGGTAGGGCAGGATGCCGAGGATATCCTCGAAGGGAGCGGTTGAGGCGTAGAACTGCACCGTCTTGTTTGCAGGCGACGGCGCGAAGCTAAATGCCGCAGTACTGAAGGTCGCGTTGGTGTTGTCGTCCAGCGTACAGAGCGTGCCGTTGGAAAAGATCTGGGTGTTGGCGTCCACGTCGCAAACCACCTGCGAGTTTGCCGGGATCTGAGTGCCGGAGACAGGAACACCGACCGATGATCCAGATGTGAGCGTGACGACGCGTGATCCGCTCGACCAGCGGCCGCCCCACTTGGGCTGCACAATGCCCCAGCGGTTCTTGATGACCTGATCCTCGAAGCGTCGGTTGACGGCGTTGGAAACGTAGGAGGCCGGGATCAGCGCAGGGTCAATGCGCGATACCACTCCAACGAATCCATCGTCGATTGCACCGATTTGAGGCAGGTCAGGCATATCACCGGGACGGCACGATTATCTGCCGGACATATTTCTCCTGGAGCGCCACCTTGTCGATCTCCTTGGTCAGTTCAACCTCTCCTAACTCAAGGAACTGGTTGCCCAGGTCGATCTTGCCGTCGACCCGGAGCATCTGGCCGGCTGCCTTGAGTGCGCAGATCTCGCAGAAGCGGTAGGGGAAGGCGTAGGCGGTGGCCTCGGCGGAGCTGGACAGGAGCGGTGGGGTCTTGCGGAATTCCAGCCAGACGTAGGGGAGGTCGTTCCCAACCAGCACACCGTCATCGGTGAACGTGTACGTGACCTCCTGCTGACGCCAGGTGACACGAGGGTCGGCTGGCCAGACCGAGAAGGTCTCACCGATGGGAACAGCCCGGGTTGTGCCGTCGGGGTTGTTGGTCTGCGAGATATTGCGTAGGAACTTGTTCAGGATTCCCCAGTAGGCTGTGTTGGTCGGGACGGTGCCGGACGGTGCAATGGCATAGAGCTGATAGTGCTCCTGCGTCACCGGATACAACACGATCTGACCGATGGTGTAGGAGGTGGTGCTGTCCCAGTCGCCGTCATTGTTACCGTAGGAAGGCTGTGCCTCGGACCAGTAGATTGAGTTGAGCGTGCCGTTGGGGCCGCTAGTGGTCGGGCTCTGGCCGGCACCCGGCGTGATGTTGACCCACTGGTAATACTTCTCCTCGACCGGGAAGTAGACCACGTCCCCGGCGTTGTAGGTGTTTTGGTAGGAGTAAGTGGGCGCAAAGAACTCCTGCTGATACACCGTCTGCTCGGGCCAATCAAAGCACTCCCAGGCGCTCCGCAGTGACATGGAGATGAACGTGCGGAAGAAGTTGGACTCCTCGGTCGTTAGGGTGGAGAAAACGCGCCCAGTGAGCTCACAGGCGCGTTGCAGCACGTAGTCGTAGGTGACGGTTCTCATTGGCTACCAGGATTTACACGCCCAATACTTGGCGGAGAGTTTGGTGCCCGGCTCGTCACAACCATGACGGGCGCGGAAGGATGCACGCCGCTCCGGGATGTGCTTCTTGATCGTCATGTCTGGGTCGCCGAAACGCACGAGAGCGACCTTGTCGCCTTCCTTGGCAAGGACAGCGAACTTCTTGGACTCGCCGGGAGTGCGCTTGGGCTTGTTGTAGCCCGAGAACTTGTTGCCCTTGTAGTTGATCATTGCTTGGGCAGGACGTACCAGCCGGCAGGCAGCGTCACCGTGGACGGCCCCACCAGCTTCTTGTTTGAATCGAATCCGTACACGCTGGCCTTCACCGGCTTGGCCAGCATCACCGGATCACCGGAAGGGACCAGGACCACCTTCGTCACCTGGCAGCCCAGGCAGGTCAGCAATGCGATCAGCCAGATCGCTTTTGAGGGCTTCGGGAGCTTTACCATGTTGCACATCGGTGGGTGGTGTTTCTCGGAACCAGTCGAGCAGGGCCTTGAGGATCTGGTAGATCCAGTTCACTCGGATTTCTTCTCGGCGTCTTTGGCCCAGATGAGGCCGATGCCAGCGGTCACCGCGGCGATGGTCGTGGTAATGTCCAGATGGGTGGTCGGGTCACCGTCGAACAGGGCCTTGAGAGCGCCGCCAACAGCGACCAGGATGGCACCGATGCCGGCCAGTGTGGTCTTGGTGTTTTTCATTTGGATCGGAATAAGCGATACGCACCGTAGATGGCGCATAGTAAGCCAATCACGGCGGTGATAAGTCGAACGATGTCGGTGAGCCAGGGGATAAACGAAACAGCGGTTGCCGCTACTGCTCCCCCCATGGAAGCGATCATCTGATTTGTGTCACCGCCGTGATTGGATGCGTCCATTTACGTTGGATTAGATTGGTTTTTCGCAGCTTCTTCTAGGATATCCACCAAGGGCAGACCGACGCGCATATTGTTCACGTCGCCGGCCTTCATACCAATCACCAAGAGCTGGTGGAGCAGTTGGAGCTGTTGCAGTGTGAGTTCGATCTTAATCATGCGGCAGGAGCTTCGACAACGGGGGCCTCGGGCGCAACAACAACCGGCTCGGGAACCGGCTCCACCCACGGCAGCGGCGGAGCGATGACCGGCGGGTTGATCTGGTTCTCGATCTGCGCGGTGACGTTCGCTTCGATGGCCGCTTGATCGACGCCGTTGCTCCAGCACCAGCCCAAGACTTGCGCTTCGGTCAGATCCTCGTACGGCGTGAACGATCCGCTGGGCGGAGCGAACGACGCGCTGCCGTAGCAGGTGCCGCTGTACTGATCCTGAGTGCCGTTGCAACGCCAGTCGGCGGTGATGACAACATCGGTGAGCGAGCCTTCGGTCGGCTTAACGAGAAGGCGTTCGATGATCCAAGAGAGGGTAATCATAAAATTAGGCGAGAGTGATGTTGGCGGTTCGCGTAGTTCCGTCAGTCCCTCTTACAGAGATTCGAAGATTCGTGTCACTGGTTAGATTGAAAACCATCTGACTATTTGCAGCAAGAGTCGGAGGGGTTGCTGGAACTGTTGAAATCAAATTTCCAGATGTATCAATTCTCAAACGTTCATTGCCAGAGTCACGATACACAAAAGGAACAGAGGTTGTTGTTTTGTTTGCTGATATTCCGTTTATTCCATTATCATTGTCAACAAACAGTCCAATGCGCCTGTTATTTGTGCCATCAGAAACAACAGCGCAAACAGCAGATGATCCGGAAGTAGTGATTGATTGAACAGACGGAGTGAAAGCGGTTCCGGCTCCGTTTGGAATTGAAAATCCAGTTGTTCCACCAACCAACAACCGCCCGCTCGCATCGAGCGTCATCGCTTGGGTGAAGGTGACGGCGGTGCCAGCGGTTCCGGAAGCAGCATTGAACCAACGATGCTCTCCAGCTTGTTGTCGATAGATAGTGGCAGCGGCGGTAGTCTTGTAGATCCACTGGCTGGATGTGTTGAAAAACGCATTCAACGCGGAGTCGAAAATGCCGGTAGTCGCGCTGAACGATCCGACATTCGATCCAAGCTCAATCGCTTTGTATGCAGTATTCCACGCACTCGGCGTAACCCCCACGCCCAGCCCCGTGGAGTTCAGGGTCATGGCGGTGCCAGCGACTCCGCCGACGTTGGACCATGTGGCAATACCAGTTCCAGAAATCTGATGAAACTCCGAACCAGTGTTGTTGTTTACGCTAAGAGCGTATCCACCAGTTGCTGAACCTCCGCCAATGCGAAAGCCAAAACCAGTCGCGCTGGTGTTGTTAAAGTTGCCAATGACATCACCAGCAACAGCGGTGTCGGCTTGGGTTTTGCCAGCGATTGAAAGAGTGGCAGAACCAAGAGCGGACAGCGTTCCGATCAAAACTCGATTTGCCGCGCTGTTAACATAGAACGTGTTCGTATCCACCGTCAGATCGCCGGTGATGGTGGCGGAGGCGAGGGTGGCGGTGCCGCCGGCCTGAAGGATTTGGTTGGTGGTGATCTTCTTCGTGGTGCCCGATGCAGCCATGGACGTATCCGAGATGTCCACAATCGGCAGCACGTCCGCTGCCGGATCAACCGTAGTGATGGCCGCCAAGGCCGTGATTTTCGTGTCTGCCATAAGTTAGTTTGCTTGGATGATGAGTTTGCCTGTGTCCTCTTGGAGCAGGAAGTCCCCGTTCTCCAAGTCTAAAGAGTCGAAGGTGCCGAAGGTGATGACGATCTTGTCGCCATCCTCAAGGAAGACAAAGAAGTCGTCCTCCTGGAGCAGGTCGCGCCGGATGATAGGCAGGTCAGCGCCGCCGCCAGCCCCACCAAGGGCTTGCTGCACGCCGAGTCCTAGGCCTAGTCCGAGACGCATTTTAGACCCACTTGCGGTTGTAGGCGATGATCGCCCCGGAGGATACAGCCACCGAGGTGAAGACGCCCGAGATCGAGTCGCCGGCCTGAATCGTCACGCCGGAGGGGAAGTTGGTGATGTTGGAAGTGACGGCACCGAGGATGGACGTGGCGACGGCATGGATCTCCATGTAGTTGCCGGTCACAGTGCCCGCGGAGGCGTCGATGTACCGGCCACCGAATTCGCCGGCCAGTTGGCGGTTTGATCCGACATTCATAGGGTGAACTTCTGACTACTGCGTTTTGTGCCACCGCTCCATCCAACCTGCAAGCGTGTAGCCCCGCAGCGCACTCGCACCTCGGGGTTATCCCGCTCAACCTCTTTCAAAAATTGGGAATCCTTCCAGCAGTCGTACCCATACTTAGTGCCCCAGGCATGGTAGAGAGTGGGGTCGATCCGCATCCGCAGGCGACCGATGCCGTCGATGGCGCGGACCTCGCGCTGCGAGTCCTGGGCGATGCGCTTCTGATCAATGCCGGCCTTGACCCAGTCCTTCTGGATGCCGGATTGGAACTCCTTGATAACGGCGCGGCGCAGTTCGCCGGGCATATCGTCGAGAGCGTTGGCGATGACGGAGGATGCGGAATTGTGGGCCATGAGAAAAGGAAAGAGGGGGAGGCCCGGGATGGACCTCCCCCGTTGAAACTAAGACTAGCTCGCGCCGTTGAACATGCCAAAGCCGCTCGGGTTCTTCACCACGAGACCGGCAATGGCCTCGACGAGGCGGGCAGGGCCGCCGCCGGCGTCGGGCAGATCCTTGACCTGCGGCAGCTTGGCGTAGCGGACCTCGACCATGTCCATCGGGATCACGTAGCCCTTGAAGGCCTGGGCGGACAGCGAGGTGCTGTTCTTGCCACCGACAAAGGTCGACGGGTGCAGGATCAAGCGACCAAAGTCGCCCTCGAAGATGTCGATGGACGCCTTGAAAGTGTCGGCCGACAGGTCTTGATTGAAGGTGCGGACGCTGGTGGCGGCAATGCTGTTGGCATTGGCAACCTGAATGGCACCCGAGGCCGTGAGGTTGGTGAACGCACGCTTCAGCGTGGTGCCCAGGATACAGTCGTAGTCGCGGAAGGTGCCGGTGGCGCTGTAGATAGCGGTCAGCACGTTCTGGGCAGTCGCCTCGGTGAACGAAGCAGAGGCCGTGGTGTCGACAGCGCCGGAGGCAGGCAAGAAGGGCGAACCCGAAGCGCACGCGCCGATGTTGGAAGCGTTGGTGCTGGTCAACCAGTTGCCGAGGGAGCCGGTCAGGTAGGCATTGGTCGAACCGTTGTCGGCCTGGGCGGCCTGGTTGGTGCACATGAAGGTCGACTCCATGTCGCGCTTGATCTCAACAAGCTTCTTGGCAATGCCGTTGGCAAGCTCGTCGGTCACACCGGCAACGTCCTGAGTTTCGGCGATGAAACCGATGCGCAGGTCGCGGCGGAAGGCCTGGCCGTAGTTGTTCAGACGGGTCCGGTTGACCACCGGGTTGGAGGCACTGGCAACGGTCACATCAGTACCGTCGACAACGCCGGCAAGCACGGGAGCACCGTAATTGTCGACCTGCCAACTGAACTGCATATTGCCGATGTCACGGCCCTTCGGGGCCATGGACACGAACGGGGTCGACTTGGCGTCGACGATGGCGATGTAGTCCGCCAGATCTTCACGGGCGGACGAGGTGGAAGCGAGCGGCACAGAGCCGCCCTGGTTGGGCTGAAGTAGGGGCATGGTTTAGAGCATCCTTTTGAGTACTTGGGCTAATTCGGTGGTCGTCCCGGACTTTCGGAACTGCGACTTGGCGTTATCCAGGCCGACCTTGGCCGCATCCTTCTTTGCAGGGATTGCGGTGGGTCGACCGGGCTGACTGGGTGCCTTGGCCAGTGGGCGGGTGGCAGATGGCTTGCCCTTGGCGGACTCCTTCTCCAGGCGCAGCTTGCGCCCGGCAATGAAGTCACCGACCAACACCTGGTACTCCGGCAGTGAGGCAATCTGCGGCAGTTGCCGTAGGACGGCCTGCGCCTCGGTGTACTCGGTAGCTGAACGGTCTTTCCACCATGGGTAGAGCGTCTCGGCGATGGGCTTGATCTGCTGGTAGTTCTGCAGGAAGCGGGCGCGGGTCGGTATGTGCAGGTCGATGGCGTCTTCTACACGCCGCTTGATCTGCTTCACGTCCTCCGCGCTGTACTCCTTGCCCTCTACTTCGCAGCCGTCGATGTTGTCCTCGCACCACCGTTTCAGATTCCGGGCCTTGCTCCACTCATCGTTGAGCTTCGACACTTCCCAGACATCGGCAAACGGGTCTGCAGCGGACTGCACCGCGGTCGGCCTGTCGTTGGTCTGCTCCAGCTTGGTCTTGGCGTCGTTGAGCTCCCGCTCGAGCGCCTCGGCCTTCTCCAGCGCCTCTTTCTTCTGGCGCGTGAGCTTGTCGATGCGTTTACGGTAGCCCAGCGATTCCTCGTCGCTGTTCTCTTCGGTCTCGGAAAGAACCTCCTGCTCAGGCGACTCGGCCTGGGCGTCCGTTTGTTCTGCGGTCGGCTCCGCATCCTCGGCCTGATCGTCCACGGAAGTGGCTTCCGGCTCCGGCACTTGTCGCTCGACGGCTGATGCCTTCTCTTCCTCCCCGCTGAATCGTGTCTTCAGTAGCTTCGCCAACGCCGATTCGTCGAACTGCATCGGGTTGATTTGGGGCTGTGCCGTGTTTTGGGCAGGTTTCGCTTCCTGTGTATTCGTCGGGATGTCCATGCTTTTAGACCCTGCAAGCCGGGTATGCTGCGCCAGGGTTGTTTAAGGCCAACCAAGAAGCCGTTGTTTGAGTGAGAGCCTAGAATTGACCGGAAGTCAATCCCCTCCCATTTCTTAACGCACTGATTTGTGCGATGAGATCCTTGATCGCGGCTGCCCGGCCTGAGTTGTAGGCACGGTCCTCCGCGGAAAGTGATGGGAGGAGGGCGTTGAGCACCTCGTCCCGCAGCGTGTCGTCGATGAGTTGGCCCATGGCCTTGAGCACCGGGTGCTCCTCGGATACGGAAAGAGCCTCCGAGAGTTGTTCGTCGGTCAGTTTCATTGGACTCCAAGTCGGCCGGTGATGGCGTTCTGCTGCTGTTGGACGCTGAACTGCAGGTTCTCAATGTACTTCTGCAGGTTGGCCTGAAAGAGCGGGTCCTGCTGGAGCTGGGCCTGATATTTCGGGTTGGATTGCAGGACCTGTTGGCTGAATTGCAGGCGCATGGGTGCGGTGGGGTCGTTCTCCCGGAGCTGGGGAGGATTACCGAGCGACATGAGCGCGATCTCGTCGTTGGTCTCGTTGAACATCTTCTGCGCGGCCGGTCCCTGCTGCATGACCAGCTCGCTGGCGAGGTTGGGGTCGATGGCCCGGAGGGCGACACTGATGAGCTTGGCGCGGTCGATGACGCCGGCGGTGTCGAGGGGCAGGACGAGGGTGCTGATAGCCTTGAGCTTCTCGGTCACGAGGTCGGTGGACAGCTCGCGGATGTCGAATTTGAGCATCACGTCGAAGTCCTGAATGTCGGGAGGCAGCGGGGTGGCCGAGGCCGTGATGCGCTGGATCTCGGCGGGGCCGACGTACTGGAGCGTGAGGGATAGGACCTGGCGGAAGGCCTCGGTCCAGCCGTGTAGCCAGTTGTTGATCAGGCGCTGCTGGCGCATCTGGGTGATGACCGGGGGGACCTTCTCGGTCGGGCGGCCGAAGTAGCGGTCGGTCTGGGCCTCGATGGCCGCGATCAGTTGGAAGGCAACACCGGGCTCGCGGGCGGGCGGTGCCAGGAATCCGATCTCGCCGCGGCGCAGCACCGGGATCTGGATGGCGGGACCGATCTTTAGGTTGCCGCCGCGGGTTTTGGGGACCTCGATGGGCGGGAGCGTGGCGAGGGACGTGTAGTCGAAGATGGAGTCGCGCTGGGCCTTGACCTCGTGCTGCCAGGTGGAACAGACCTCGGGCACGCCGCGGCTCTCGGTGATCTGGCGGTGGATGAGCTCGGAGCGCCAGATAACGAATGGATACTGGCCGTGCGTGTAGTCCAGTAGGTCGAAGTAGCCCCACTTGTCGCCGACCTGGGGGCTGAAAACGGTGTAGAACACGCCCGGGATACCATCGGAGTCGATTGACTTTTGGTAGGCGTAGACCACTTCGATCAGGTTTTCGCGGTCGAGGATGGAGTTTTCGGCAAGGCCGACGGCTGCGTAGGTGTAGGCGGAGTAGTCCGAGAAACGGCCCATCGTGTTGATGGCTTCTTGAGCCCACTCGGCGTCCCAGTCCTCGGTCTCGACCTTGTTCAGGAGTTGGGCCTCGGTCATGTAGTAGCGGCGGAAGACAACCCGGGCGGACTGGATGTCGGTGGTCTCGGGCGGGAAGACCAGCTCGTCGTAGGGTGCCAGGGCAGCGACCATGGGCTTATTGCTGACCATGGTGGGGACGGGGAAGTCGCACTCGCCCTCGGTGCGCAGGTCGCGGATAGCCTTGAGGGCTCGGCGCTTGCGCAGGTTTGGGAAGGCAGCGAGCAGGAGCTCTGCGGATTGGTCGTCGGCCTCGGGGTTGGCGATGAGATTGGGCAGGTCGGCCAGGATGGAGCCCTCGGGCGACTGGGCTGCCAAGGCCATGATCTGGTCCATGGTCAGGTACTGCTCCTTCTGACCCATCTCCTGCTGCCAGGTGACATGGACGCCGGCCCAGCCGTAGGTCCACAGGTACTGCGAGAGTAGCTCGACCTCGCGGGTGAGGTCGTTGTACATCCGGGAGTTGACCGTCCAGTCCATCAGGTTGTGCGCAGTGACCGCCTGGTCGAGCTGGCTGATGTTGGTGGGCGACACGCGGAGCATCGAGCGCCAGAAGGAGGTGGAACAGAGGTCGACGAGGCCGTTGATAACCTCGTCGGCCAGCGGGATGCGCGTGTCGGAGGCACCGTCCCAGGGGAAGGCCGGCTTGTTGCGGTTGGCATCGTTGTTCTTCTTGCCGTCGTCGGTCTGCCCAGGCCAGCGGCAGTAGCGCACGTTCTCGGCATTCTCGACCCGGGCGAAGACGCCGTAGTCGGTGGCCGAGCGCCGCAGCTCCTCGGTCAATGCCGGTACATTGGGCTCGTCGCCGACCCGTGCCATCACGTCGGTTGCTTGCTTGTAGGAATCTCCTTGCATAGTGAAATGGTTTAGTATCCGCCGCCGCCGCGACAATCAAAGCCCCCGCGGCCTACGAACGCAAGACTTGAGACCAAAAGCATCCCCAGGCAGTCGATGGGATCTTTGGTGCAGCCCTTCTGCCCGTCGCGGCCGGTGTGCTCGGAGAGTGCGTAGGTAAGGTTGGTGCAGGTGTCGGTGATGTAGAGGGAGGGCTCGTTGAGCGCGGTGAGAGGCTGGGTGGCGTCGTAGGAGAGGAGACTATTGATGGCGGATGTGCGCTGGTCGACGGGCACGCCGGGTGCGGGAATGAAGGCCATGCCATCGTCGGTGGGGTCGTCGGATTCGGCCAGGAGGTCGATGAGGGTCGTGCCGCCGGCCTCGGAGAGCGCTGGAGAACCTCCGGCCTTGGGGTCAATCAGGCGCATGACGGGCTCGCCGTAGCCGAGTTCTGACTCGATCTGGCGGAAGAGCTTGCGGTACTCAGAGATGGAACGGCCGGCGTCTAGGGTCTGGGCGGGACCGAACTTGCCGTCGGGCTTTTCGGAGGGCAGCGCCCACTCGCCGTAGTTGCTGAAGTCCGGGAATTCGCGGACAACGATGCGTTTGCCGTCTTCGTACACTAGGAGCCACAGGCAGAACCAGTTGCGGGCTCCGGCAGGGTCGCAGACCATGTACAGCGTGCCGCCGGGTGGCACCTTGGAGGCCGGGATGCAGTGGATATCGGGGCGGAAACGGGCGAAAGCCTTGCCGATGTTGTCCGAGGCCCAGCCGTAGGCCCGGGTCAGGATCTGGCCCATGGGCGAGGTGACCAGCTTGGACTTCATCTCGTCGAAGGGGTTGTACGGGTTGTCTTCCGAGAAGAAGAACACGGTGCGCCGGTTGGTCTGGGGCTGCACCATGGTGCGGGCGGACTTACCCATGGGCCAGGTGGGCAGCGCCTGCTTGCCTTTGATGAGCTCGGCGTCGTCAAAGCGGGTGATTGCGGAGCCGGCGGTGAACTCCTTGTAGACCGAGGCAACGCCTTCGAGGGGAGTCTGGGTTACGAGGAGCTTGCCGCGGCGGGTGATCAGGCGGTAGCGCAGTGTGTCCACCCAGGATTGCGGTACAAGCTCATCGCACCAGATCATGTCGGCCTCGCGGCCCTCAATGGTGTTCTCGCTCTGCGTGTAGTTCAGGAAGTCGCAGCGGGAGCCGTTGGGTAGGATGAATGATCCGTCGGTGAAGCCGTTTTTGCGGGAGTAGTTCAGGTAGTGGATGCGGCCCTTCTTGGTCGCCCGGAGTGCGACGGGCAGGTAGTTGTAGATCGCGGGCTGTTGCACGGTGACCGAGGTGGCGTGGGAGGTGTGACAGCAGAGAACCGATGCGTTCTCTTTCTCGAGGAGGGTTTGAACCACGCGGCGGGCGGCCCAGAGGGTTTTACCGGCGCGGTTGCCGCCGGAGATCAGCAGTTCCTGGGTGAGCAAATACTCGGTGTTGGCGATCTCCCAGTGGTCGGGGATGTAGCCGTAGGTGTAGGGGTCGGCCTTCTCGAGGAGCACGAGCTGGGTGCGCTTCTGCTTGAGCTCGAGGGCGCGGGGGTGCGAGGCGTCGACCTTGGGGATGACGGGGTGCTGCGGTTGCTCGTTCCACCAAGCGGTGTTGCAGGCCTCGGTGCAGAAGCGTTTCTGCTTGGGGCCTTCGCGCTGCTTGATGATCTCGAAGGGCTTGGAGCAGGTGAGGCAGAGAGGTTGGCTCATTTATCAATATTTTTCGCTTTGGAGAACCCGTCGACTTTTACCGTCGCCGCGGATTGCCCGACCCCCTCCCCCGGGGGCCCGGGCGGCCTGGTGTCTACCTTGTGTAACGGGGTAGGACACTGGGTCTGCCGAGTGGGGCAAAAGTGTGTTTCGATCAATGTTTGCAAGGGTTTGCTGCGTGTTTGCGTGACCAAGTGAATATAACTGCTATTGTGCAAGAAAACGCTGAAACAGGCCTGAAGTCGTGGTTTTCGATGACGCTTCCACGGTAGGGGTAGGACATTTCGGGCCACTACCTAAACCAGGTCGGGCGTCTGCTCGTCGTTCACGGGGGTCACATTGCGCTCTTTCAGGTCCTTCATCAGGTCGCGGTGGCTCACAGAGGCCGTCATGGCTAGGTGAATACTGGTGGGTTGGCCCTTAATAACAGAAAGTTTGTCTGTGAGCACAGCCACTGCGACCGGTAAACTCCTATCGTCGATCAAGTTAATAGAGGATTCAGCGAGCCTCCGTGTACCTTTCCAAATCGCAACCTCCAGGAATCCGGTCACATCACGACGCCAGTCTTCCTCATTGTCAGGGTAATCCGATGGAACCTTGACGCCTCTGATCAGCTTGAAAGCGGTTGCCTGGCATACACCGGCATCAGCAGCGATCTTCTCTAGCGGCTTGTTGTGCAGAATGCCTTCTACAACAGCATCTGCCTTCTCTTGTGTTAGTGAGTTGTTGAAGTGCTGGTTGGGGTGATGTGTCTTAACATAGCCAAGCTCTTCGGCAGCCTTGAATACCTTGTCCTGCGTTTCCTTTGGGTACTTCGTGCTGCCTGCGAGGATACGCTGGGTGTAGACGTAGTTTACGCCTGCAGCCTCTGCGACCTTCTCAATGCTTGGCCGTTTCTTCTTCTCACCCGGCATAAGGCGCAAAGCTAAAGGGGAACTCTCCCCAGTGGTTGAGTTGCTTACGGGGCTTCATCGAGAGGTGCTTCACTCCGGCCAGGGTCATCCTGACTGCGGCAGCGTAATCCTCACTGAGATACTCGAGTTTGCCGGGCATGGATTCCATGGCCAGTGGCATCCACAGGGTCGGGAAGCGTTCGACGCGCACATCCTCGCACCAGTCGATCCTGTATGGGCTCTGCACTCCTGACCCTTCCAGCACATCAAGTGTCGCCAGAAGGCATTTACGGGGGATTGCGAGGCATCCCGATGCGAACATGGTGATTGGCACCAGCTCCGCTGCGCACTCAGCGTCATTCACCTGATGCTTGAGGGCCTGCAGGTGCTCCGCCTTGGGACGCAGGGCCGGCCTGGCGGGCAGTGAGCGGCACGAGTAGGGGATGCAGACGGTTGCCTGGTGTTCATGGGCCAGCTCGGCCATGCGGATGACGTCGGCCGCTGTGAACTCAATGTCGTGATCCAGTTGAATCCAGACGTCCTTGCCGCTGTCGAGGAACCACTTGGTCGCACGGCAACGGCTGCGGGATATCAGGGCATCCTCCCGGATGGTGCGCAGATCGGTCTGCCTGTCTGAACGGGCGAACGTGGCCGTCAGGTCTACCCAGGACATCATGCAGGCTGCGCTGATGCCACCGTAGGCGTACAGCGAGACATGGATGGACGGCCTGGTGCCTGCCTGGGTTACTGCTTGGACCTTACTGGTCGGCTGCGGTGCGTAAATGAATGGATCTTCCATCTGCGGGGATTCTGCCTTTGTTGTGGTCATGGTTCAATGTCCTTCCGTTGGCTTGCGAGGTAGAGTTCGTGGCCCTTGGTGATGAGATAGACCACGCTGCCTCGGGGCACCTGGCAGGCCGTGGCAACATCGTTCAGCGACAGGCCGCGGTCACGCAGGTCGTAGGCCTTGCGTGCCATGTCCGGCGTGTGGCGCTGCTCAGTGACTTCCGGCTCATCCTGCATGACCGGGGCTGGCGTGCCGTCCTCCTTGAACGCCATGTCCTTGGGGTACGACAGCCAGCCACGCTGCACGCCTATCTTCACAAGGTGCGGTGCCTCCATCAATAGTTTCGTTGTGTTTGTTACTATCATAACAGTGATATGTCTAATGGTGTTGCGGGCAAGTGCTGCCTACCCTTGCCGCTTTTGTCTCCTATAAGCTGAAATATGCGTTGTCTATGTGCCTTGCCACTGGGACCGGGGTG